CAACGGTTACTGTGGTGTTGTTTAGAAATCCCATAAGATAACTCCTAATATATGTTTTTGGATTTTAATAATTTGATTCATATATAAATATAACATAATCAAATTTTTATTAATTAAAATTCTATTTTCTAACTTTTTCTTCTATCTAAAGTCTTTTTGGTTTTCTCTTCTTCTTCTTTCCTCTCCTTCCTCGTTTTTTCTTCTTAATGCCAGCAATACCAGCAGCTAATTTAAATTCTTTTATTGCTCTTTGAATTTCTAAAGCTGACAGCAAACCACCCTTTTGTTCTTCAGCATCACCAACTGCCTGATTAGCATTTCTCGGCTTAAACTTTCTTCTACCGAATTGAACTTTTTTACGCTTCTTACGCCTTTTTGGCTTGAATCTAGCAACCGTTCCTTCTCCTGTATCCAACGAGGATTCTCCAGGAGCCGTCTTTACAAGTCTTGTCGGTGAGGTAAGAGTAATCTCAATAGGAGGACCACCGTCAATTGTCGTCAAAGGAGTATTTTTAACACCAGCAAAATAGGAACGAACCCTAGCTTCAGTATCTTCTAATAAGTAATCTGTATCAGTATTAACGAAAGATGAAGAGAAAGAATTACCAATTGAGGCACTTAGTGCCGTAGTATAAAACTTCATTTCTTTTTTGTTATTATTTCTAATAACAGATCCCGAAATGGATGGCTGAACAGCTTCGAAGTATTTAAAATCCCCAAATGACATTGTTACATTTGAATAATTTCCTGGCTGCTTTAATCTTTGCCACAAAGAGAGTTCGTAACTTTCATCTAAAAATTGCGAAGATGATCCTTCATAGGTGGGAACTGATCCTGTTATGTTATAGACAGAAGACGCAGATTCATAGCTATACATATCTATTCTTCCATCATATGAATTGAAATTTGTTATTGTATAATTATTATCATGATTATATGAACTAGATACTGTAATTAAATCTGTTCCTATATCTATAGATGAAGTATAATAAAAGTTCTCAAACTTAGGTGGCTTACCTATTACCACTTTATTTCTTTCAAATAAATTTGGTTCTACCAAAATACCTAAATTTGCTTTAGCTCTAGCAGGAATCATTTTTCTTATCTGACCAAATAAAGATTGGTCGTAAAATTTTATAAGTCTGATATAATCCCAAAAGTTATTTGGTGATTTATACTTTTTCCAATAATTATCGGCAGCATTTTTTAAACCACGATATTCTAATTCTTGTAAATCTCTAGGATCACCTAAGAAATTATCAAAATTTAAATCAGCTACGGATTCTATTATATCTGTATTAATTACATCAGTTGGAGCAAAGAACACACCTACTTTATTAGAATCATTAGGAGCAGTATCATATGCACTTACTGTAGCTCTATGTTTAGCATTCAAATTAAATCCAGCTTTTATTGGATTTGGCTCAATTCTTATTTTATTAGTAGTTCTTCTCAAAGCGCCGATGCTTGGAACATTACTTCTTGTTTCATCTACAACATTGCTGAAAAAGTTTCCTGTAAATCCGCTATGAGATCCTGAATAAGCATTTGTTGAATTCGCACTAACATCTCTGATACCATCTGTATCTGTGCTTAAATCAGTATTATCGTCAAAGGAATATCTTAAAACTAAATTTTCATATGATGAAGATAATGAGTTTCCATTATAAGCCTTTGGATTTCCTATGTGATTTCTAAAAGAGCCGGTATTTAATACCTCTGTCCAATGTCTATACTCCATTAATGATCCACTAAATTGATCTCCTACTAAAGCGTTATCTTCGCTTCCACCAATGAAAATATCACCATCGGTTGCCCAATTTTGATTGTAAGAAGCTGAAGAAGCTATATCGGTTACCAATGTAGACTTAGAATATAAATTTATTTTACTTCTACTAGCATCATACTTACTTAAATGTAATTCAAATGATTGAGATACATTTCTGTTATCACTTCCAGAAGTTCTACGAACCATAACGGAAAAGAAATCATTGTCATATACAGGAAAATTAGAAGATGATATTTCCTTCAACCCATCAGAGCCACTTATCTGAAAAGCCACATACCCATAATTATCAATTGAATTGTTTTCTTTTAATCTTATGAAAAAGCTAGAAGATAAATTAGGACTTGCCGATTTCTTTTCAACTAGTATCTGATTTGAGCCAGTTGGTGTTCTAAATCTGAATTCAATCGTATCAGGCTTTCTTCCCGTTGAAGAGTCATTAACCCACGTAGTTTTAACAAATTGTCCACCTCTAAAATCTAATGACTTCGTAAACTTTCTTCCTATTTCAAATTGAGGAGCAGCGTTATCCGGCAAATCAGGTCCACCATATTCTTTAACTCGTAAAATAGTAGATGGAATACCATATGTGCTAATCAATCCCTTAATTGCTCGAATATTTCCTTTGTTTTTTAAGAAGAATGGCATATTGTTAACAATCCTACTCCAAATTTCTCTTGAAGTATCACGCTCTGATTGGGATGAGTGCGCTGAAAAAGAAGAGCCGGTTACTTCCTTACCTAATGCGTATTTAGCAAGAGAAATTGTATCTTTACCATCATTTAATTGCCACCCTAATGATTTAGCGACACCCATAAATAAATCTTTAGACATACCTTCTGATAGCTTCTCTCTTCTATCGTGTATGTCACCCATAGCTTTAATATAAATCCATATATTATCAAAATGATGAGCTACCATATTCACTAAATCTACATAAGTTTTATTACTAGTATCAAATTTTATATGCTGTGGTATAATATTACTTAATCTATTAAAGCTGTCCTCATCATATAAAGAAGCACTCGAATTTTGTATAGCATACCAATTCTTAGCTTTAGATGATGTAGTGTGTGCTAAAACATATGCATCGCCAACTTTTCCTGTTCCGGAAGTTTTAGGCCAAGAGTTATCAAAAAATTCACCTAATGAGCTTGTGACATATGAAGATGATTCAAAATACATATACTTTTCAAATCCATCGAAATTATTTTTTAACTCATTAATATTTGAAACCGCTAATTTTAAATCAGTATTAGAACCACTAACTCCATTATAAGATGCGCTTGTAGCTACATAACCTTCAATTTGATTTAACTTATACTTAAAATTACTAACCCTTTTCGATACTGAGCTAAAGTTTATAAAGTTTCTAAAATTACTATAATCTACATTTATCTCTACACTATCCATACTCTGACTTAAAAATTCATCTCTCAATAAGCCCGATACAGTGCTATCCTTACTTAAAATTTCAGTTTGAGACACATAATCAGTTGTTCTTCTCTGTATAGGACTTTCAACATTCATCATATCCGGAGATTTTAAAACTACATCGCCAATTTCTGTATCAACAAAATCCACAATCTCAACATTTTCTTCAACTATGTCAGCCATTTCTTTTACAACGACTACTTCGTCTAATCTTTCAATGTCAGTTGGCAATGGTTCATATAACTTATACACGACTGAATATGGATAAGGCATTGTCACAAAATCTTTTTTGAAGTTAGTAGTTAAAAACATTCTATTTCCAAATTTTAGATAAGTTCTCATATCATATGGGTTATATACAAGATAAGAAACTGAAAAGTTTGAAAAATTTACAGGATTACTATCATCTTCATAATTAGTAACATCATCATTTGTCTGAATTAATTCTCTGCCAACATTAGTCCAATGTTTATTTACAGTTATCGCTGATCCCTCTCCTTGAATCCCAGTTATAGTAGCTTCGTAGTCAGCATATATTGGTTGCTCTGTTTGTTGTGCATTTAACGTAAAGTCTATGAATAAATTATCAACCCACGTTATTCCATGTGAGTTAACAGCTGTTAATCCTTTGCTTGTATCCCAAGTATTATCACCTCTTATTTCTAGAAAAAATTCTGCTGTTAAAAACCAATCACTTGGAACATCTACACTAAGTTCTAAGGTGCTCCAACCACCAGCATTTAATGTAAATGCCTCCACTCCAATTTTTTCATAAATGTATGCAATTGCGGCATCTTGTGAGTTCCAAATAGCAGCTTGACCATCCCATACCCATTGTTCTGCTGGACTTAAAGTTCCATCCTTAGATGGATTTAAATCATAGCTAAATTCACTACTTCCATCATCATATAAGGCTAATGAATCGTAATTATCAGCGCCTGGATTTCTACTACCAAATATTATCTCCTCGCCTTCATCTCCTTTAATACCAGCATTGTAAAATACGTCCTGTACAGATAATGTTTTATCTACACCATCAGAGGTGCTACTTTTTGAAAAATATACTTGATCTCCTACTATACCAATATAGTTTGAACTAAATCCTGAATTCTTAGCAAATGCAACCTCATATTCTGCTGGAATATCTGAAGAGAATCCGTCTGCGAACGGTTTTGGATCTTCAGAAAAGAAACTATCTTCATCCGATGCAGCCTCATAGTAATCTCCATCACCATCATCCATTGCATAATATAATCCCGTGCCTGATATTGTAAAGTAATGTCTAAAATCAGAACTATTCTTTTTAAACCAAGTCTCGAACTTACCTTCGCCCGCATTTAATCTATCATTAAAGCCTTCGTCAAGATCTAACCAAGGGACTACGCCCCTATTTTGCTCGTTTATATCATCAAAGTTATCTTTAAATTTTCTTGCAATAAAAATTCTGTTCTGATCTTCAGCACCAGTTCCATTACTATAAAATATTATAAAACGTTCTGACCAAACACTATTACTACTGCCGGGTTTCCTAACTCTAGAAACACTCTGTATAAATCCATATCTAAAAATGTCATCATATATAGAAACTGTAGATGATTGTCCATCGACTATTTGACTTATACTTACATTTCTAACTACGGGAAAGTAATCTTCAAATTTATGCAATACTAATTTATTTGAATTTACTGTAAATTCTGTCTGTTTAACTTCCCAAATTAAATCATCCTTAAATAATATCGCACCGTCACCATCTGTTGTTCCTGTTTGCCAACCTGCGTTTTCACCTTGCCGCACTACCCTTTGGTATGCAGCAGAATTTGTAAATCCCGGCGCTTGATATGGGTGACCATTTACAACATTTTCATCGGAATACTGAACACTACTGACAGTTCCATCAGGAGGACTGGGACTATTTGCTGAGGCTTTTACTACCCATTGAGAACCGTTCCATAGCCAATCACCATCTTCGCTTAATATTCCTTTCTTCCAATACGGATCTTTTGCGAGATTTGGAGCAAAAATCCATTTCTTTGGATTTGTCAATATTGGTGGTATTATTTGAATAATTATCCAAGCTCCTGCTCCACCAAAGTCAGCCGTAGTTTGACCTATTTGTCCTTCGAAGAATGATACACCAAAATGTGTCATAAGTTGTGCTTCTCTTTTTGGTGGCTTATCTTCTATATTCGATGCATTAGAATTATTATTTGCTACATAGCCTTCAGGTATATTTGTCGGCTTTATTTCCGCAGGTGGTGGCGCAAACGGATTGAAATATCCAGTAGGCGGTGAATCTGGTTCGGATTCAATAAGTCTTTCAGTAGGATATTTAAAATCAACACCAACACCCTTTCCAGCCACACTGCTCTTTATATCTAACCTAATATTAATCGTATCGCCTGCAGCAGCTCCGAAATTAATTAATGATGGCATAGTTTGTCCAATCATCATAAGTCGGTGTCCGCTTGCGCCACCCCAAGCTTCAAAGTCTTGGTATAAATCATTTTGATCTATAAATTTTATACAATTCCCGCCAGAGTTTCCTTCTCCTTTTACAACTTTTGCATGATAGCCAATAGCACCGGTTCCGGCATGAGGTTGACCATAGTTGAAATATCCAGCCGTCCAATCAACTAATTTGACAGCATCACTGTGTAAACTACTATCCCATCCAGCATCTATTATTGTAGGAGCACCTGTGGATGTATCTATTTCTATATTCTCTAACGAAGCATTTTTTACTATATTTAAATCTGTGCGGATTTGTTGAGTTATATATCCGGTTAAGTAAGCGTTAGGTAACTTAATAGTTCCACCCTTCATATTATCCGTAAATATAAAACCACCTTCCTCGACGTTAATTTCTATAACATTTGTAGCATCATACTCCATTTTTGTTTCCGGTGGATTTGCTGCACCTGCGCCTGGTCCGGGAGGTTGAATAACTAAATTTCCTTTAAATGCGATTCCGCTTGATATATTTTCTATCTTTACAGCTTCTTGCAGTTGTAAAAAATCTGTTTGGTAGTTGAATGGACCCAATGGGCTATCTCCAATATTTTTAGCTGATAGCCTAATTTCTTTTCTTGTTGGGGAAATTGTTTCAATTTTGTATTTATAATCTGATATTAATAATTGTTCAGCTCCTGCGGGATTTTTTTCATACTCTACTTGACTCTTATTAAATATTTTACCAGCTTCGGTTACGTGTATATTAGCAGCATTTGCTTCAATAGCAAATATTTCATTTTCAAAACCTCTCTGCGTTCTTAGCAAAACCGGATCTTCTCTTCCAGCCAAATTTCTTATGAATCTATATCTGATTTTAAATTTACCAGTCGCATAACCAAATAATTTTAAATGAGAAGCTGGGTTTATCTTTATATAATCATCGTCTATTCCTACAATGGCATCATATTTTAGTAAATCTTTATATTCAATTAAATTACCATTTTGATCCAATAATTCTACAAGAACATGATCTCTGTCTGCATTACCACCCTCGCCCCAATATCCATTTTCATAAGGCTTGTCCCCAATCTTTTTGGTAATACCACGAATTAGTCGCTGTTTATCTACATCATTTAATTGACTTGACATTATAACTCCCTTAACTCTCTGTCGATAATACCATTTATCTCATCGGTATCTTTTAATTGATCTACTATTCTAGGAACAAAAAGAACTGTGCTTGCATCTTCATTTAATTCACCTGTATATGGATTTTCAAATGCTTGAATTACTCCTGCTTTATTTCTGGCTACTAATCCACCATCATATGCAGAGCCGGATATTTGTATTTTAGTCATCATCAATTCTTTTTCTATTAAATATTCTTGCTCATCAGCATTAGCTAAATTTTGATAAAAGGCTAAATCTTTGAGTTCTTCTTTTGTATATGGCATCTTTTACCTCGTAACTTTAAATAAAAAATCATCATCAAAAAATTGAATAGTTTCTTCAGAAGTTCCACTTCCGCTAACCACTTTGAATTCAAATTTATAATATCTTTCTGCTTGAAAAGCATCCATCCATACATTGAAATAATTACCTTTGGAATCACAACTTACAAGTGAGCCTGTTCCGAATGGAATGATAACATCAGCAGTCTTATCATCTACTATAGAATAGTAAACTCCATCTCCACCTATGTTTTCTAAGCTTCCGCTTGGTAAATACTTCGATGTCAAAAAGGCTGATGATGTATTTGAAAAAGATTTAGTTGGATATCTTCCTCTACCATTTACTCTAAATTTAACTTTGGATTTTTCTTTATATGTAGCTCTTATATTTTTCATATAGAAAGCTAAATCATCCAATTCATCACTGTCTAAAGGACTTAAACTCCCAGTAGACCACTTTGTATCAAACCACTCTACTTCCAACTTTGGTGGATAAATTGTATTGGTTTGTCTTGAAAAGAAAGAGAAGTTACCGTATTTTTTCTTATCTCCCTCTTCACCCGAACCGGATACGAATTCTGCGGATTCAGCAGCGCCGTTTCCTAAACTGCCAGACCTTTTTAAAATAAATCCTTCATTAGTATATCTTGATGCTGCTGCGCCTGTTATCCATTTATTCACAATAGGAGTTACGTCCATTCTCATATCTTGAGAACCATAACTAAATGACTGTGAAGCGTATACATTACTATAAAAAGTTCCACCCTGCGCAACAGAACCTGATAAACTAGCAGAAGCTTCTAACCACCAATCTTCAGCAGTTTCGCTTGTTCTATAATTCCAACTCGCTCCATCTGTAGTTGTTGGACTATCGAATCTAAATCCCTCTCCGACATCCCAACTCTGACTGACAGGATGAGCCCATAAAGACTGACTGACGGATAAATCTGTTGGATTAGCATCATATAAATTTAAATAAAATTTTGGATTGGTAATCAATCCTCTGTGCATTGACTGTGATATGTAAGCTAAATCAAATTTCATAAGTATTCGAGAAACTTTAGCCTTAACCCCACTATCATCAACATCTTTTCTTATTTCTAATATCTCATCTAAACCAGTATTCATACTTCCTGATGCGGAATATAATGTAGTGTCTGATTCTGGATAAATAAAGTAATGCATTATTAACCTCCCGCTGAGTCACCAACTACTCTACCTTCGATATCGATAGTTGGAAATTTTAATTGAAAACAACTTGGGTCCATAGAGGGATAAATAACCCCCTCTTTTGTAGCCGTTTTTATATCATATATATTGCCAGAGTAGCCAGCAGATTTAGCAAATTTATTTATGATTGTAACCGGTGGTCTGTCATTCGTATTTGATTCAGTATCTACATCCTCAGGCGGAACGACTGCTGAAACACCATCTACTAAAGAAATTTGATAAGCTAGGTCAGCTAATACTATAGGTTGCCCGATTTGCCATTTGTCCACATCGAAAAACTCTTTAACTCTTTCTATAGCCTGTAAAACTACCTGCTCCTTATTATATCCTGCTTTTGTAAGTAAGTTAAATTTAACCCCTACATTAATAACATAAGCATCTTTTATATTGACAGCATCTGTAATCATTCTAAATTGAGTTAAGTAAGTTTGTATATTTGATTTTACTGCTTTATTGACAGCGACTAAGCTTTTATTAGCATCAAATCCTAAAATATATAAGTTAAGAGCTAATGGATTTTCAATTCTTCCAGCTGCAACTCCTGTATTTCCTATTGTGCCAGCAGAAGGATCAATTTGAGAATCCTGCACTATATAGGCCTTTGCTATATTACCATACTTTGGTGGCATAGCATACACTCTTGTTATATAGTCAGCCTTAGTAACGGCTCTCTGTTGTGCTTGGAAATAAGCTAATGTATTTTGTTTAACTTCAATTACACTCTCAGCTCCTTTACCACCAGATGTAGGATCAGGATTGGTAACCGCTAAAGAACTCTTAGATGTGCTGACTAATCCAGTATTCAATCCTGTTCCATCTAAAGTAAGATTAACTGAACTTAATTTTTGTATAGAATTTGCTGTAACGTTATGATTTACGCCACCTCCATATCTATAAGTAATTGTTAATGTCGTATTCGATGGCGCTTGCCCATAAGTTCTTGTATTTAAAAAATTGGCTGGATCAAATGCAGTATTTAGATATGAAGGTGAGCCAGGCAAGCTAGAACCTACGCTATTTGGATTAGGAACGATTTCTTCATCAGGGGAATCTGATATACCAGATCCAAATCTAATCTCAGTTCTATTATCAGTAGCCACAAAGGTTACAAATCTTCTAGAAGTTTTTAATAACTTCATCAAATAAGGAGCCTGATCAGCATAAGCAGAGAGCTCCGGATCAGTTAATTGTGTATTTTCCATATCTTGAAATACAGTGTCTTGTGCTAAAAAACCAACCTCATACCAATCGTTACCATCGTCATCTATACAAGAAATAACTTCTGTAACTCCTGAATTAGCTAATTTAATTCTTGAATATTTCTCAGCAGCATTAAAAGTAAAAAATTCTGTTGATGTATTTCCGCTCTCAATTTTAACTGTTTTTTTAAGTAAGTAAGTTACAGGAACATTATCAGCACTCTCATATACAGAAACAATCATCGGATCATAAGAGCTTGAAAATTTAAAATTTATATCTTCTACTGTTCTAAAATTAATTCCTGTATTTGATCCCATAGTTCCACCAGCATTAACTTTTACAGCATATCTTAAATCAGGTCTTGTTACGAAACTATTTCCTGTTCCTGATGATATAGCAGGCACTGTTTGGAATACTTCTATTATACCTGAAGATGGAGAAGAAACTTTTGGCTTATATCCGAAGGATTGTGCCATATTATATACGGTTTTCTTTTCTTCGGCAAAAGCCAATAAACTTTCTTTAAATTGATTATCTATATAGTAAGATAGAACATCGCCAACATAAGATGCCATTTCTATAAACATCATACCAGGAGATGACTCATTAAAATCATTATATGTATTTGGAAAATAAACTTTAGCAAACTCAATTAGATTTGCTTTAAATGAAGAAAAATCTTTATTTAAATATCTAACTTCCTTTACTGATTTTTTAGAAACTGAATAAGGCATTTATTATCTCCGTTAAAAGTCGTAGAATGGATTTACTTCAAAATCATCGACATCATCATATTCACCTGTAACTTCGTTAAATACAGTAGCGTCAGTTGATCCATCACCCGCATTTAAATCACCCGTTTTTAGATTTAAATCTAATTGAGCAACTTTTTGATCTACATTTATTGTAAATTTCATACTAACATTTACTGCATTTTGAAATTCACCACTTGTAGTTACATCAATCGATTGTATATTTACATAAGATAGCCATTCACCCATAGCTTCTCTAATAGCTTCCTCTATACTACTTGCAATATTCCCGTCATCTGGCTCAAATAAAACTCTATATAGGTTGCTTCCGAATGTAGGATTTCCTAATCGCTCTCCTTTTATAGTTAGCAAAAGGTTTCTAATATTAGAACGAGCTTGATCTAATGTTGTTTTTGTTTTTGCAAAAAATCCTTGAGTTCCATGACTTAGAGGTAGCGATATACCTATAAAGACATTTGGATCTAAATCTTTTTCAAGAGTTGACATTATATTTTTCCATCTTTCTTATCTAAAGCTTTCATCACACCCCTATAATCCTTTGTTAAGTCAGTCATCACATCTTGAACTGCTTTATTTGATGTATCAGCACCTGCTGCTTGTGCTGTTTGTATGGCTGACACCTTTCTTTTTTCTTCAGCACTACCCATCATACCACCATACCCCA